TTCAGATAATCAAGATCAAACGGGATACGTTCCTCGACAGTGTGGTAGAACTCATATCGACTCTCTGCGTCCTGTAAGTAATCGTGACCAATATTGGTATCAAAAGTAACAGCAAGTGCTTTCGATAAAATATCGGGCAGTGCGTTTTTGGTCAGAGTCTTGTGCTTACCGTCAATGATAGAGATAGACTCCATAACTGCATTGAACAGGGCACGGTCTTGGCACCACTTCTCAGTACTATTAACCAACCAATCCATATCAGTTTCAGTATCTTTACGAAACAGATCAGGCAAGATATCCATAGCATGCCTGAATGCTTCCTCAGAGAAAGTCTCCTCGCTTTCCTGTAGCGATACCTTAAATGAATCTACAGAAGGGATACCATTATATTTTGCTACATACTTGGCAAACTCTTTGAACAGTTGTTGCCCCACACCTTCAAAATATTTGGGATCCATAAATGGAACGACTTTGCGCATGTAATCTTCATTTGTGAAGAAAGATCGCAAAATCATGTTTTGCATATCACTATTCATCTATAGGTTTAGTCCGTAGAGCACCATCTTTTTGCCAATCACCGAGAGCGGTAGTCAGACAAGAAGTTAAAGTATTGAGAAAATGTATGTGATCTTCAACTACTGAATTTTCAGGATGATACATCTTGAAATAATCAAATTGAAGTCCATCATCTTGCATCATAATATTCTGAAATTTGATAAGGTAATCTTGATAAGGATCTTTTAGCAATAGCATAACCCATTCATCAGATGCTGATGGATTATTACTATCAGATCCTGCCTCAGGATCTGGTAAGATAAGATAATCGTCGTGTTCACCAACGTTGAACGCTTTGATATCTTCATCTGCCATAATAGTAAGAGCATCTATTTCTGGATGTTTATCCAGATATTGCTCCATTGCTGCTTTATTAGACATCAATATGGTCTCGGTTCTTGATGTGTTGCTCAGCAATATCCTCTTTGGACTGTCCGTAATATTCAACAGCGATGTGTTTCTCAATCATCATTGCGTTTACGCTGCGATATGAGTCAGTCTCAGCATCGTAGATGATAAACTCACCAAGGATACGACCGAACTTTCCGCGTCCATCTTTCTTGGTGCGAATAACACCTGTCTTACCAAGTGCATTTTTCAGATAGTTCTTGGCATACAGTCCATACTTCTTCTCTTCTTTGTCACTAGTCCGCGACTCAGGCGTGTCAATACCATACAGGCGGATGCGTTGATCGCGTAATACAATATCAAAACCTAGATCAATATCAACATCAACTGTATCACCGTCAACTACTCTGACAATTTTACATTGATACTCAAACATATTCTTCCTCTAACTCTAATTCTAATTCTTCAATTTCCCCACCAATCTGGTAGGATTTCCTTACGAACTCTTTGAAGTCAGATTCGGTAAGGAGCGACTCCCAGAAAGAATCCTCTCTTGTATCTCTTTCTCTGACTTTGTTGCCAACCAGTTGTCCAGTGCTCTTATCAACCAGTTGATACCAGCCGTTGCTAGGTTTAATAACATACCCACCAGCAAGAGCAACATCCAAAAGACCAGAATAACGCTCAATACCACCTTCCCAACTAACAGAGACAGGAACTTTTGACTTCTCTCTAACATAACGCGACTTCTCCACGTTGATTATGAAATCGTAACCAGTGACTTCAGTACCAGTCTTGTTCTGGCGACGACCAATGATCCACACATTATCAGCAGAGTACATAATACCTGTGCCGCCTGATACGATATCTTTCGGGAACAATCCAATCTCTTTGTATGTGTGGTTTACTGCCAGCATCGGAATATCTTTCATAGTCAGGTATGGTGTAACCATACGGAACAGACCCTTCAATGCTTTGGCGCGTGACATATCTGCCACTGACTTCTCATTGATAGCATCCTCAAGTTCTTTCTTCGATGCTAAATTACCGATAGAGTCAATGATGATAACAACGTCATCACTCTCTTCCAGTGCTTCCAACTGAGAAATTAAATCAAACTTCAACTCCTCGACGTTAGCGATAGGAGTATGCAACACACGGTCGGTGTCGATACCGAACGTCTTAAAGTATGCTTGGGGCGAACCAAACTCTGAATCATAGAATAACACTACTGACTCAGGTTTTGCTTTCTGGTATGCTGCTGCCATCAACAAAGCAAACGAAGTCTTGAAGTGTTTGCTTGGTCCAGCAAGAACAGTCAACCCAGAGGATAAACCACCGTCAATGTCACCACTCAAAGCAACGTTGACCATAGGCACTCCTGTGTCGATCAACGGTCTTTCTACAAAGAACTTAGATTGTGACAACGTCTCCGCTGCCTTGATCTTGCTGTTCTTTTTCAGTTTATCCATTACACTCATGCTGCATCCTCATCAAACAAATCGCCCTGTGTATCAAGCAGATCTGGTTCAGTTAAAACTTCGCCCTCTTTATCAATGATGGTGACGTCTGATGCTTTAAAGGTTACGTTTGCCACCTTTTCCCTTTCATCGAGATCGTACTGACTACGAATATCTGTATTGATTTCCATTACCTTATCAAGCAATGTCATCTTGTCAGTATAATTGACGAATGCTGAAACATCTTTAGGGAAGCAAGCACCGCCAAATCCAAACTTACCATCAGGACCAGGAACTCTCCAATGAGAATTGCCCAACCTTGGTTCCATGGACAATGCCTTGATAACTGCCAAAGGCATGGCGGTCATAGGTTCATCTTCAATCGCCTTGCACAATTGATTAAAGAAAGTCACCTTCATTGCTAAGAAACTGTTGATCGCATACTTAACAAAAGACGCTTCAACTGGCGTTAATTGACAAATTTTTTCATGCGAAGGCAACTTCATGTAAGTGCTTTGTTGATAAAATTGTAGCAACATGCCATTAGATTGAGGCATTCCACCGAGAACCATGTATTCAGGATTACTAAATTCATGATCAGCATTCTTTTCAGTCAGAAACTCTGGGGAATAAATGAACCTTGCAGATGCTTCTTCATTTTCAATGGAGCGGCAAAGTTTATCAATCATGTCTGGGGTTACTGTAGATTTCAATACCACTGCTGATTTGGTCAGTCGAATTAATTTTAGCACAGCATCAACTGTACTGGCAGCATCGATCCTACCATTATTCTGAACAGGAGTTGGAGTGCAAACAAAGCATAAACTCGGTTGCGCCTCAATTAGTTGATCAATAGTGGTTTTATAATTTGGATCTACAAGGAATTTTTCTACATTCGGATGTAAGCATCTTTCAACTGCCTTTCCTACAAATCCATGACCGACAATACCAACAATTGGTTTTTCATGTCCGTAATCCGGATCCATAGGGAAAAATGCCATTCTTTCTTGTTCAACATCTCTTTGCTGCATATCGCGAATAGCATCAGCTTCAGCAAGTAGTCGTTGTTGTTCTTCAGTTAGTGCCATTGGTATTCCTCCATAACAATACACATATTGTACTATAATTTGGTTTAGTTGTCAAGCATTATCTCAACGTTGACGCCACTCTTTTCAAGGAACTCTAATCCTGATCCGATACTAGCATCATATGCTTTGGCGACATACACCTCTTTGATACCAGACTGATAAATCAGTTTAGCACATTCGATGCATGGTGTATGAGTACAGAAAAGGGAAGCACCCTCGCTGCTCTCACTGCTCCTCGCTATCTTTGCGATAGCATTCTCTTCAGCATGGATTACTTCAGGTTTAGTACGATAAGACAGATCTGGTTCCCACTCGCCCTCAGACCACTCAGGTGCTTCGCACTCGTTATCCCAACCAGTAGGGGTTCCATTGTATCCTATGCTGATAATACGTTCGTCCTTGACTACTATGGCACCGACCTTGAGTTTCTTTGCGTGACTTAAATTAGCGAAGGTGTGTGCCACTTCCATAAATGCTTTCTTGAATTTCTCTTTCATGATTCTAACATCATGTTGACGCCCTCAACCATTTCCAAAGCATGTACATATCGACTAACTTGTTCCTCGACTGCACCAACAACATCGGCGTGTTCTCCAATACCAACAGCGTTATTGTAAACTGCGATATTTGCCAGTGCCTCTTCCATTACTGCTTGGTGCTTTGCTTTTACTGCCCTTAATAATTGATCTTTCATTAAAACTGCTCCGCTTCAGTCCATTAGAAACCCGCTATGACGCGTAGTTCGCATACATTACAAGAGGGAACATAACAAATAAGAATGTCCAAAAGTATTTGTCACTCTTGTATACATCAACTGCTTTGTCAAAAATATCTCTCATCCTTCCTTCTCCAAATGATTTAAACATCAAAACTGCTCCGCTTCAGTTGAACCTGACAAGGCAGCGGTAGAACTACCAAGTGCCTCGGTGATCACATCAAAATATCCAACGCCCACTTCGCGCTGGTGTTTGGTGCTAGTGTATCCAAACTGCTCAGAAGCGAACTCCTCTTCCTGTAACCAAGAGTATGCCAGCATGCCATGCTTCTTGTACGAGCGAGCAAACTGAAACACTGCATGATTAGTGGTATGAAAACCAGCGAGAGTGATAAATTGAAACTTAAATCCCATCTTACCCAACTCCCACTGGAAGTCAGAAAGTTCCTCGTCGCCAGGAATAGACTTACGCCAGTTGAAAGAAGGCGAACAATTGTACGCGAGCATCGCGTCAGGAACAGCACCCTTCACTGCATCAGCGAATCGCTTTGCTTCTTTGAGACATGGTTTACTTGTTTCACACCAGACTAGATCAGCATACTCAGCATATGCTTGACCACGTTCGCAACCGTAGTCTAGTCCTCCCTCGATTTGGTAGAACCCTTCTGCTGTTCGCAGCGGGGATTTATCTTGCACAAATCCTTTAATGTATTTTCTGTCGAGTTCATCGATGTCGTTTGAAAGTAGAGTTGCGGATTCTGCATCCGTGCGTGCAATAATGAGAGTGTCGGTCCCAGCAACATCACTAGCGAGACGAGCAGCATTAAGATTTCGAATGGCTTGACTCGTCGGGATGAGGACTTTTCCTCCAAGGTGTCCGCACTTTTTTTCTGCTGCGACTTGGTCTTCGTAGTGGATGGCAGCTGCGCCTGCTTCAATAAGATTTCTTCCCAATTCGTAAGCATTTAGGACTCCTCCGAAACCTGCTTCCGCGTCCGCAATAATCGGCGCAAATGGAAACCCATCAGAGCCCTCCGATACATAGATTTGGTCTTGTCGCCGAAAACAGTTATTAATATTACGCACGACATCAGGAACAGAGTTAACAGCATATAGACTTTGGTCAGGATAAGTTTCACCTGTTGAATTCGCGGATGCCGCCACCTGCCATCCACTACAGTATATTGCCTTGAGTCCTGCTTTGACATGCTGAACCGCCTGTTGACCGTTGTATGCACCGAACGTATTTATATACAGGTTCTCAGCGAACAACTTGCGTAGGTTTAACGAACCCATTTTAGCAAGTGTATGTTCAATCTGTACAGAACCTTGTAGTTTCTTCACTACCTCTGGGTCGTAATCACGCTTCTTCATTACTATTCCTCAATGATATTTTCTCTAAACTAATCATGTCTTTCGCCGACATAATATATGCTGAGATTGCTAAAATTAAAATACCACCACTCTCGAAAATTATATCCAAAGGTTCGTTGCCTTTGGTTTGTAGTATGATCATACGAGTCAATGCTGTCATCGCAATAATCAACGGGAGCGTAACTGGTATCCTGTGATCTTTGTAGAAAGCACCAACCATACCCAATATCTCTGCATAGATAAACAGTAGGAAAAGATCAGCAAGTGCCATCTTACCCTGTCCTGCAAACATAGCAACGATATCGTATCCAGCTGCCCAGACCGTACCTGCTACAATGAAGAGAAGGAGTGCCTTCTCAATATGCATGATGCCTTCTCCGACACCATGCTTCAATTTGTTTTTGCTAATCATATTAATATTTTGTCTTGCCAGTCACTGTTCGAGAAGGGGCACGGGACTCGTTTCCGACGGTGGTTGGTTTACCTTTATATTTGTACACGACTTCTTCACTGTCACTTTCTTTTACGAAAATACCATCAACCATTTTACCTTTGCGGTCTTTGATGTCACTCCATGCATGTAACAAACATTCTTCTAGATTTGTTCCATTGCGTTCGGCGATATTTATAAGGACGACCAAACAGTCTCCGATGTCGTCTTTGATATCTTTGCCCTTACATACGTTGTCGCTCAACTCACCGACTTCTTGAATCAGTTTACATACCTGATCTTTGTCAGTCGCACCATTGATTAAATTACGATCATGGTGCCATCTTGTTACTAAATGCATTAACTCTTTCATAATGTTTCCTCATACCAATCAAAATTTATAAATGATTTTTCTTTCCAAGTTTCTGGATGTTCATTGCGTTCTCTTGCCATCTGTAATAATTGCTCAACATTATCCCAAGTGCGTGGGTGATATATGAACCATTGATCATATTCAACTTTTTCTAGACCATCTATAATTCTAATTTCTCTAGACATCCTTGCTGGAGCAGTAGAACAATTTGGGCACATTATTCTTTCATACTTCGTCATCAACCTTTCTACAAAAACTCTAGATCCTCCATGTATGTTTACGAACTCTTCATCATAACCTCTAGTGCTTAGGAAATCTTTTTTCCTAATAGCATAGGTATTGTATTCTATGGGTTCTACTTTATATGCACTGGCAGGATATGCGCCAGACAAATCAGGGGAAGAAGAAGTATCGAATGAAAATCCTAAAAAGGTGTTCTCTGGTAAATTTTCAATCTGCTTTTTTGCTTCTAATAAAAAGTTCTTATCAAACTTCATATCAACATCTATAAGAAGTACCCAATCGCTTCTCGCTTGTTGCACACCAAGATTACGGCATCCATGAGCATTAAATCCTAAGTTCTCAGACACACGAAGAATTCTAAATTTATTTTTTATAGAAGGATCAAGATTATCAGATAATATTGTTTTTGCGTATTCAACTTCTGATCCATCATCTACAATAATAACTTCATCAACTAGATCAAAGCAATCTTGAGCAATGTATCTTTTTAATTGCTCTTCATCTTCAAAGTATGGAGTAACGATACTTAACATCGTTTACAATCCCTCATACGAATTAGAGTATGCCCATTTAATAGCAGATGTTGCTTCAAGTTCCAACGGACGGTTCTTATACCAGTTACCAGTCTCCAAATCTAATTCTTTACACATTTGAGCAATCTGGTTTGCTGTGATGGGATAACCTGCCTTCACTGCATTACAAGCAGTCGCCACCATGATACGATACATCTGATGGTACCAACCTGTGCCAGAAACTGATTTATAATCTATTGCCATTTTATTGGGAAAGAAGGGGCAGTCCAAGTATCCGCTCCAAGTCACGTTGGTGTTAGTCAGATTGTTCTTACGATGCTCAATGACTGACTCTTTAATTTCTTCGGGCAATTCATCAAGCAAAGCATTACCAGTTTTTTCTTGATAGGGGAACTCTCTTAGGAGATCATCCACGCCAATTGGAATCCCAGAGTTAACATGGAAAAAATTATGAGCGCCTGCATATCTCGCTGGTATATAGTACATACGCGAAGAATCTTTTGTCTGCTTGTCTCCGAGATCGCCGATGGATTTATTAAGAGCATACCAGAACTGCTTAATTTCTTCTCCTTTAACTCTTCTCGCCAGATCGAATACAATCCGGAATTTAATCTTTTCTGGCGTAGAAGAAGCAGTACTGTACACGACAATATTATTATTTCTAAACCTATCAAGTATTGCATCAATTGTTCCTTCATAATCGTCAACGTCTACACATGCCCAGTTGCCCCAGTATTCGACATTTCTGTTTGCACGTGTTGTCCCCTGTTTATACACAGCAGGGGATATTAGTTCAGCATCCTTCTTGCCCGCAAGAGGTTGCTCTGATAGTTTTTCAAGAAGATAAACAAATGAATCCCAATCAGGCATCTTCAGATACCTGTGAGTTTTGTTATCAAATGCGTTCTTGAAAATAGTTAGTTCGTACATTACTTTTCATATTTTTCTACAATAGTAGATTTTATCACGTCTTCGAGTTTTTGCTCAGTCACGTTCCAAACTACGATACGATCGCTGCTTGGATTAACAGGCCACTTGAAATCCTCATACTCAATGGTCTTCTCTTCACCAGTTTTCCAGTGTTTGAATTTCATATATTTTTTCATGAAAAGAAATCTTCCAGAGTAACCGTTTCTTCTTCTTGCCAACCTATTGCTTCTAACACTGGTCTTACCACTGCCAAAAATGCTTTCTCAAATTGTTGCTCATAATCTATGTACTTATGCAAACCAAACTCCTCGGGTAAGAAGTCATAGAAAGCAATGATGTTTTCTCTAATTGGATTTTTACCGTCGAGATATAAAAACTTAATTTTCTCACCATCTTTGATAATATTATACCTCCGATCAAGTCCTTTGTCAAGCAATAGTTTGTTATAAAGTAAAGACCCTCTTACATGTATCGGACAACCTTTTTTGTATATTTCTTTGGCATCGCGCCACTTACTCACATCAGATACTCCGCGAGGAAAGGCAATCTCATGAGGAGCAAGATTAATAAAATGTTCTTTGAATAGGCGAATAGAACTTTGTGTTTGTTTTTCAGTTCCTGATATCATAACAGAAAACAATGCTTTCAACGCATCACGACAAGAGGCAGGAGTAGATGACTTGACTGCCTCAATACCCATGATCTTCAGTTTAGGTTTGGCGTATTGTACACCCTCGCTATTATGTACGTTGAGAATGTATCGCTTCTTCGCTGTCCAGATACCTGCGTCGGCGATTACCTCGCGACCCATTACCATCTTATTCTCATATGCATTCATGTACTCGGCAAGTTCACTGTATGACTTTTCAAACAATGGTTCAAACTTTTCCTCACCAATCTTTGATAATATCTGTACAGTC